GAATTGGAAGATCAGTTGCTAACATCAGAACTGCTTTAATAGGTTTAGGTGCTACAGTTGCGCTAAAGCAATTTGCAACACAAATAGATAATCTTGCAAAGGCATCTAGCAGATTAGGTCTAACAGTAAACCAAATCCAAACATTACAATTTGCAGCAAGTCAAACTGGTGCTAGTGCAGCAGAACTTGAAAAAGGTCTTACCAGATTTTCAAGAAACATTTCAGAAGCATCTACAGGCATAGGAACAGGTGTTAGGGCATTTGAAGCATTAGGAATACAAATAACTAAGACAGATGGCTCTCTAAAGCCGACTAATGAACTATTAAATGAAGTTTCTGATAGATTAAGTGGAATTAAAGACCCTGCAGATAAAGTTAGAATTGCATTTGATTTATTTGGTAGGTCTGGTGTTAACTTAGTTAATACATTGCAAGCAGGTTCTGGCGAGTTATCTAAATTAAGAGAAGAATTTAATGCAGTAACATTACAATTAACTCAAGAAGATGCCAAAGCAGTTGAAGAAGCAAATGATTTATTTGATAAATTAGGTAGGACATTTATAAGTTTTGGACAAAAAATCACATCTTTTATTTTGCCACCACTAGCTAATTTAGCTAAATTTTTAACTGTTTTTGTTGTTGAGGGTTTTGCAAATGCAATAAAAGCATCAAGAGATTTTCTTAACACTATCATTTTAGGATATAATAAATTAGCTGATTTACTTGGGATAGACCCTTTTGATGAATTTACCTTTGGTAAACAATTAGAACAAAACCTAAGAAATATAGCATCAGCATTTGATGAAACCAAAAAACAAATGGATGATACAGTTAGAATAACTATTCCTACTACAGTTAAAGGATTTGAAAGAGTTAAGAATGTAGTTAAAGAAACACAACCAGAGTTATCTGCATTACAACAATCATTTAAGGATGTTGGTGATAGAGGAATAAAATCATTAGAAGATGCTCTTGTTGGTGTTATAGATGGTACAAAAAGCGCTAAAGAAGCATTCAAAGATATGGCTAGGTCAATAATTAGCGATTTAATTAGATTAGCAATACAGAAACAAATTACTGGACCATTATATGGCGCATTAGGAAGTTTCTTTACTGGTCAAGCTAATACAACAACAATGCCTGCATTTATGGCAAAAGGAGGAACTGCCACAGGTGGAACACCTTATATTGTTGGAGAAAAAGGACCGGAATTATTTGTTCCCGGAAGAACAGGAACAGTAGTACCTAACAATCAATTAAGTTCTGGTGGTGGTGTTACAATTAATCAAACTATTAATGTAACTACAGGTGTTCAGCAAACTGTTAGAACAGAGATTGCTAACTTAATGCCTAGAATAGCGCAAGCATCTAAACAAGCAGTCCTAGAAAGCCGTCAGAGGGGTGGTTCATTCGCAACTGCTTTTGGTGGTTAATAATGGCTATATCTTATCCACTAGCTACACCAACCAATAAAACAATCCAACAAGTTGCTTTTTTTGCTAGAAATACAGTTGCAATATCACAATCTCCTTTTACTTATTCGCAACAAGTGCATAAATGGACAGGTCAAAGATGGGAAGCTGATATTACACTTCCACCTATGAAAAGAGCAGATGCAGAAGAATGGATATCTTTTTTAGTTAGTTTAAAAGGTTCATACGGAACTTTTTTATTAGGTGATCCATCAGCAGTAACACCTAGAGGAACTGCATCAAGTTCTCCCGGCACACCTGTAGTCAATGGTGCTAGTCAAACAGGGGATCAATTAGTTATAGATGGTGCAACTGCAAGTCAAACAGGATATTTAAAAGCAGGTGATTATATTCAATTAGGTTCTGGAGCATCTGCAAAATTTCACAAGGTTTTACAAGATGCTAATTCAGATGGTTCTGGAAATGTAACTCTAACAATATTCCCAGATTTAAGATCATCACCTGCAGATGATGCAACTGTAGTTGTTACAAATGCTAAAGGTGTTTTTAGATTAAATGAGAATGTTGTTAATTGGAATGTGAATGAAGCATCTATTTATGGAATAACATTTGGTGCTATAGAAAGTTTATAAATGACTAGATCAATCACTTCAAATATGTTGACACAATTATCAGCTAAAGAAGTTGAATTGTTTTTGGCAATAAAATTAAACTTTGATAGTGGTACAATAGCATTATGGACAGGTTATGGTGATATCACTTTTGGTTCACAATTATATACTGGTGCAGGTACATTATTAGGATTTAGTGTAGTAGAAGAAACATCTGAGATTGCTGCTAGAGGTGCGCAAGTTACTTTAGATGGAATAGAAACATCAATTGTTTCATTAGCTTTAACTGAAAGTTATCAAGGCAGACAAGCATTAATTTATTTAGGTGCATTATCATCTGGTGCTGTTGTCGCTGATCCCACATTAATATTTGATGGTCGAATGGATGTTATGACTATTGAAGATAGTGGTGAAACTTGCACAATATCATTGACATTAGAAAATAGATTAATTGATTTAGAAAGAGCAAGAGTTAGAAGATATACACCAGAAGATCAAAAGATTAATTTTCCAAATGATAAAGGTTTAGATTTTGTGTCAGATTTAACAGATAAAGTGGTGCAATGGGGTGGAAACTAGAGTTTCAAATTGGGAAAATCTTTTAGTTCAATATTTAGAAGATTGCAGAAATAAACCTTTTAAATGGGGAGAACATGATTGCGCTTTATTTACTGCTAAATGGGAAAAAATATTAATTAAGAAATCAAGATTTTCTGAATTTTTCAATAAATATAAAACTGCTTTAGGTTCTTTTAGGGCATTAAAGAAATATGGAAAAGGTGATTTAGTTAGTACAGTTGATGCTAAATTAGAAAAAATTGACAAGAAAAAAATTACAAGAGGTGATATAGTAAGTGTAAATACAAATGAGGGTATTGCATTGGGTATTTATACAGGTGCTAAAATAGCAGTTGTTAGTTTAGATGGTTTAATATTTTTATCGCTAGATGATGCGATAGATTGTTGGAGAATATAATATGCCACCAGTAGTCGTAGGAGCAGCAGTAGGAGCAGCAGCATCAACTGCACTTGCTTATTATACAACTGGATTGGCAGTTGGTGCAACTATAGCATCAACATTTGCAACAAGTTTTGCTATATCATTAGCAGGAAGTGTTGCATTAAGTGCATTATCTGGAAAGCCTAGTGGGAGTTTTGGCGCACAATCATCTACATCTTTAAATAGAGATCAAATGATAAAACAAGCGATAACTAATCGCAGAGTTATCTATGGAACTGCAAAAGTTGCAGGACCTCTTGTTTTTATGGAAACAACTGATAATAATAAATATTTACATATGGTTATAGCTTTAGCTTCTCATCAAATTACAAATGTAAGTAAATTTTATATAGATGATGTTGAAGTTGAAACTGATATTTATGGTTTTGTGGGTGGAGATTTTAAAAATAAAGCTAGAATTTTTTGGGCAAATGGTAGTGATGACCAAGTAGCAAATGGTAATTTAGTTTCAGAAAGTGGTGGTTTGTGGACTAATGACCATAGATTGCAAGGAATTGCATATTTATATGCTAGATTAGAATTTGACCAAGATATTTTCCCAAATGGCATCCCAAATATATCTGCATTAGTTCACGGAAAAAGAGTTTATGATCCTAGAGATGCCACAACAGAGTTATCAACTAATCCTGCATTATGTATAAGGGATTATTTATTAGATACTGATTATGGTTTAGGTGTTAGTGCATCTGAAATTAATGAAACAAGTTTTACAAATGCAGCTAATGTTTGTGATGAATTAGTTAATTTATCAAGTGAGGAAAAGGTAATTAGAGAAAATACAGATCAATATGATACATATTTTAATGTGCTTACAAGGGATGGTTTTACTGCTGATGCTTATAATTATACAGCCGTTGCTTCTCAAGGTATGTCAACAGTTAATATAGCATCTGGATTATATGAACATAGATATATAATGAATGGTATAATAGACACTAATGAAACTCCAAAATCTATTTTAGAAAATATGTTATCCTCTTTGGGTGGAACTTTTACTTATACTGCAGGTGAGTTTTCATTAAAAGCAGCATCATATATTACACCATCAGACACATTAACACAGGATAATTTAAGGGCAGGTGTTAGTGTTAAATCAAAAGAAAGTCGTAGAGATCAATTTAATGCAGTTAAAGGTGTATTTATTTATCAAGCAGAGGGTGTAAAGCCAACAGATTATCCATCTATCACATCATCAACATTTGTATCGGAAGATAATAATGAAACAGTTTTTGCTAATATAGATTTTGCTTATACAGTAACACCATCAATAGCACAAAGATTAGCTAAAATTGCTTTGTATGCTAATAGGCAACAATTATCTCTAGTTTTCCCTTGTAATTTAAGCGCATTTAAATATCAAGTTGGTGATACTGTAATGATTAATTTAGATCGTTATGGATTTTCTTCTAAAGTGTTTGAGTTAGCAAAATGGTCTTTAGCATTAGATCAAGATGATAATGGGCAACCTGTTATGGGTGTTGACCTATTATTGAAAGAAACAAGCTCATCTGTTTATGATTGGAATGCAGAAGAAACAACATTTGCTTTAGATAACACTACATTATTTGATGCTAAAACAGTTGCATCACCGGGATTAACTGTTTCAGATGAATTAAGAATTGTTAATGAGGAAGCTGTTTCTGTATTACTAGCAGAAGTGACTTCAAGTAATAATGCTGTTTCACAATTTGAGGTACAAGCCAAAAAAGCAACTGATGCTAATTATGTGACTATGGGTAAAGGTGGAACAGGTCGATATGAGTTATTAGCAGTTGAAGATGGTGTTGTTTATGATGTTAGAGCAAGAGCAATAAATGCTTTAAATGTTAGATCAGCATTTAACACACAATCACATCAAGTTGTTGGTAAAACAGAACCACCTGCAGATGTAACAAACTTTCAAGTTAATATTATTGGAACAGAAGCACATTTATCTTGGACACCTGTAGCTGATTTAGATTTATCACATTATATTATTAGACATTCACCTCTAACAAGTGGTGCTATATTTACAAATGCAACTACATTAATAGATAAGGTATCAAGACCTGCAAATACAGTAACAGTTCCTGCATTAACTGGAACATATTTTGTTAGATCAGTAGATAAAATTGGACTAGCTTCTGCAAATGCAACAAGTAATGTTACTCTAATTGATGATATTAAAGCATTAAATCTTGTGGCAACATCAACACAACATCCTAGTTTTACAGGCGCTAAATCAAATGTTGTTGATATTGGAAGTGCTTTAATTTTAGACACAGCATTATTTGATAGTATTTCTGGAGATTTTGATGATGCTATTGGAAAATTTGAAGGTGGTGGTGGAACAGTTGTCTCATCTGGCACATATGATTTTGATACATATATTGATACAGGTGGTGTTTATACTAGTAGAATAACAGCAACTGTTCTTTCAGAACGATTAGATTATGTAAATGTGTTTGAAGATGCTACTGGTTTATTTGATGATCGTGAGGGATTTTTTGATGGTGATAACGTAACATTTGGTGATGTTAATGTTGAATTACAAATAGCTAGAACCAGAGATGATCCAACAACTGGTTCACCAACATATACTGCATTCCAAAAGTTTAATGTGGGTGATTATATTGGTAGAGGATTTAAATTCAGAGCAGTATTATTGAGTGATGATCCAGAAGCTACACCAAAAGTAACACAATTATCTGTTACTGTAGATATGCCAGAAAGAGTATATTCTGAAAAAGATATAGCTAGTGGAACAGACACAAATGGGAAAGATGTAACATTTACACCTGCATTTAAAGAGATTGAGGGAATAGGCATAAGTGCAAGTAACTTAACAAGTGGTGATTATTATGTTATAACAAATAAAAGTGCTACAGGTTTCACAATAGAGTTCTTTAATAGTTCAAATGCGACAGTTGATAGAACTTTTGATTATGTCGTTAGAGGATATGGAGAATTAGCAGCATGAGGATA